GAAGGAACCTCTTCCCATCGACATGGAAAACGCCAGGCGATTTGAGATGCGCTGGCTGATCTTGAGGACGCTGCATGCAGCCCAGCCCAGCGGCACGTCGGAAGTCATGATCCGCAACGCCATCGAGCCCGTCATCCTTGATGTGACGCTGAACGACATCCGCCGGGAACTCGATTACCTGGAGGAACGCGAACTGATCGCGGTCACCCATCGGGACAGCCCTGTGTGGCGAGCCAAGATCAACAATCACGGGATCGACATCGTTGAATATACCGTCGATTGCCGCCCTGGAATCGCCCGTCCCAAGAAATGGTGGTGATATGCCTTCGAGATCGAAGATCACGAAACTTCCCGACGCCGTAAAGCGGGAATTGGACAAGCGCCTGATCAGCGGAAGTTTTTCCGATTACAGAGCGTTATCCGAATGGCTTCGGGATCAGGGGTTTGAGATTTCCCATGCGGCAATACACCGTTACGGACAAGCCTTTGAGGACCGCCTGGCGGCGATCAAGATCGCTTCGGAGCAGGCCCGCGCCGTTTCAGAGGCGGTCGGAGACAACGAAGGCGTCATGAGCGACGCCCTGATCAGCCTGGTGCAGGAAAAAGCCTTTGACGTGTTGGTCAATCTGCAAACCGAAGACCCGGTGGCCTTCGCCAAGATATTCCCGAAAATGGGGATCATGGTGGCCAAGTTGAGCAAGGCCAGCGTCGATCAGAAAAAATGGATGGCGCAGGCCAAGAGCAAAGCGAAGGACGCGGCTGAAGAGGTCGTCAAGGTCGCCAAGCAGGGCGGGCTTTCCGAAAAGACCGCCGAGGAGATCCGGAAGAAGATTTTGGGGATCGTCTAAAGGGCGTGAGACTGGGAGGAAGATCATGATCACACCTACCGTTGGAAGAGTGGTTCTTTTCTATCGTCATGGGAAAACGCAGAAGGATGCTGGCGAGCAGCCGGAAGCAGCCATCATTGCGCATGTTTGGTCAGATTCATGTGTCAACCTGGCCTATTTCGATTCGAATGGCGTCGCCCGTAACGTAACAAGTGTGCCCTTATATCATGACGACGGGGAGCGTCCGGTAGGTTTCTTTTGCGAGTGGATGTCCTACCAGAAAGGGCAAGCAGCAAAAACCGAAGAACTGGAAGGCAAGTTGGCAGGAAAGTAATGAATGTAGCTCAACTGCAGACCGATTTTGACCAGGCGAGACCCGCCACGGGCATCTTATTGCCTTATCAGACCCGCTGGGTCGCCGATCAATCTGCGGTCAAATTCATCGAAAAATCGCGCCGTGTCGGTATTTCCTGGGCCGAGGCGGCTGACGATACCCTTTACGCTTCGGAGGTCGGCAGCGGCGAGAAACGGAACGTCTGGTACATCGGCTACACGAAGGACATGGCCCTCGAATTCATCAACGACTGCGCCAATTGGGCGCGGGCTTACAACCTGGCTGCGTCAACGATGGAGGAATACGAGGAAATCGATGAGGAAGAGGTGGCTGGCGTCGTCCAGGAAAAGAAGATCCTGGCCTACAAGATCACCCTTGAATCGGGCTGGAGGATTACGGCGCTTTCCAGCCGCCCGACGAACCTGCGCGGCAAGCAGGGGCGTGTGGTCATCGATGAAGCGGCATTCCATGACGATTTGGCCGGGCTGCTCAAGGCGGCGCTGGCCCTCCTGATGTGGGGCGGCCAGGTCCGGGTCATCAGTACGCATTTCGGCGACACGAACGAATTCAATTCCGTGATTCAGGATATCCGGGCCGGGAAGAAGCCGTACAGTCTCCATCGGGTGGACTTTGACGCTGCCCTGCAGGACGGTCTTTACCGGAGGATCTGCGAGGTCCTGGGCCGGGAATGGACTGAAGAGGGAGAGGCGGCCTGGCGGCAAGGAATGATCGATTCCTACGGGGAGGATGCCGATGAAGAACTTTTCTGCATCCCGAGCCAGGGAACGGGAACCTTTTTGACCCGTGCGCTGATCGAAACCTGCCTCTCCGATGAGATCCCGGTCATCCGTTATGAACAATCGAAAGCATTTGCCGAGGTCGCCGATCATATCCGTTATGCGGAAGTGAAGGACTGGTGTGATGAAACCCTGAAGCCCTTGTTGGTAAAACTGGATGCCAAGCGTGCCTCCTATTTTGGGGAGGACTTCGGTCGGACGGGTGACTTGACGGTCATCACGCCTCTTTGCGAGCAGCAATCAGCCACATTCCGCGCTCCATTTATCGTGGAACTCCGAAACATCCCGTTCAAGCAGCAGGAGCAGGTGCTGTTTTACATTGTCGACCGCCTTCCCCGGTTCCGTTACGGAGCGCTCGACGCGAGAGGCAACGGCCAGTATCTGGCGGAAGTGGCCATGCAGAAATACGGAGCCTCGCGCATCGCCCAGGTCATGTTGAGCGAGACCTGGTACCGGGAACATATGCCAAAATACAAATCGGCCTTTGAGGATCGCTCCATTACGCTTCCGAAAGACGCCGATATTATCGAGGATCACCGGGCCTTCAAGGTCGTCCGCGGGGTAGCAAAACTGCCGGAAACGAAGACGAAAGGCAAGGATAACAAACAGCGGCACGGAGATTCCGGGGTTTCGGGCGCATTAGCCTGGTTTGCCACATCGGAAGGAGAATCCGGACCTGTAGAATACGAAACTGTCAACAAGCGGCGCTTCGCTGCACAGCAGGGGGCCTGGTAATGGCAATTTTATATGATCAATTCGGAAAAGAAATTCAGGTCATGAAACAGCCGGAGACCCGCGAGATCGCCGTGACGACGATCCGGGACCGATGGTCATCCTATCCGAGTCAAGGACTCACCCCCCAGCGCCTGGCCGACATTTTCAAAGAGGCCGACGGCGGGGACGTTTACCGGCAGGCTGAGTTATTCGAGGAGATGGAGGAGAAAGATACCCATCTCTTTTCGGAATTACAGACGAGGAAGAACGCCGTCCTGGGCCTGGACTATGATCTGACTTCCTGGACGGAGTCTGCCGAGGATAAGAAAATTCGGGATTTTGTCTCCGATTGCATTTTTAACCTCGACAGCTTTGACGATGCCCTGCTGGACCTCCTGGACGCTATTGGAAAGGGTTATTCCCTCTGCGAAATCCTGTGGAAGATCGACGGCGGAAAGGCTGTCATTGGAGGCCTGTCCTGGATCCACCCCAAGAAAGCCGTTTTCTATGAACGGGGTGGTGACATGTGGGCTAAGAGCTTTGAATTACCTCGTATCGTAACCGAAGCGGAGCCCGTATACGGGGAGATCATGCCGCCCTTCAAGCTGGTTTATCATCGATACAAAGCCAGATCCGGCTATGACACCCGTGCTGGCGTCCTGCGTGTATGCGCCTGGATGTACCTGTTCAAAAATTATTCCCTGAAAGACTGGGTGGCCTTCTCCGAGGTTTTCGGTATGCCTCTTCGCCTGGGAAAATACGACCCCGGCGCGAACAAGGAAGATAAGGACGCCCTGGTGGCGGCAATCCAGTCATTGGGTTCCGATGCGGCAGGAATCATTTCCAAAAGCACGGAAATCGAGTTCGTTCAGGCCATGAAAAATGCCGGGACGGAGAACATCTACGAGGCCCTGTCCAATTTCTGCGACCGACAAATGTCGAAAGCCATTCTCGGCCAGACAGCCACGACGGAAGGTACGCCGGGTAAGTTGGGCAACGAAGACGCCCAGGACAGGGTCCGCAGGGATCTGACAAAGGCCGATTGTCAAGCCCTTGAAAAGACGGTGCGGTTTCAGATGGTGAGGCCCCTGGTTGGCTATAATTTCGGATGGGATAAGCCTCTCCCCTGGTTCAAGATCATGTTCGAACCGGCTGAAGATCTGGAAAAGCTGAGTACGGTTTATAAAAATCTTTGGGAAATGGGGCAACCGATGTCTGCCGAACACGTCTCGGATCGGTTTAAGGTTCCCCTGCCTCAGAAAGGGGAGACACCGCTTGGCGATTTCAAACCTGAACCGCCCGGCAAAAAGACCCCGCTGGCTGCCAAAAATAAGCCTGTTTCAAGCGAACGCCCTGGGATGAGGGTCATCATAGCCAAAACGGGAGAAATCGCCACAGAAGGCGATTCTGACGCGGCGGACATCATTGCCGACAATCTTGGGCGGGATTCCCTCCCGGAATCCGACGCCCTCATTGCCCCATTGAAGCGCCTGGTGGAGACGGCGGTAAGCCTGGAAGAGTTGCGGGACCGTATTGCCGATCTTTATGGCGAGATGGACCCGGCGGATCTCGGTGCGGTGATCGCCAGGGGCATGCTCATCGCCGAGGCATCGGGCCGCTATGACGCCCGCGAGGAGACGCCCTGATGGACCCGGAGCTTTTGACCGTCTTCAAACTGCCCTTTAAGGAGCAGGAAACGTTCTTTCAAAACAAGCTGAATATCCCGACGCGCAAATG